GCGCGGGAGGCAGCAGTGGCAGCTTTCTGAGTTTCCTCAGGAGTAGCGGCCCACTCTCCCGGTTTGGGGTCAATTCCTTCCCAACTCTTGGGATCAGCAGTGGTTGTAGCAGAAGTTTTGGCGCTAGTTCCAGGACCAGCGACGGCCTTCCCAGCATTCTTGAGAGCAATGGATTGGCTTTGGCTCCTCCTCATGCGATCCATGGCATTTTCGTGGCTGTAGCGGTTCTTTTCAATCCAGTTGGTATGGGCTTGGGCCATCATTTCCTTGTTCATCTCGAACTGTCTCTGATGCTGGACAGCATTGTTGACTCCACCAAGTGCACCACTGAGGGCACCCATCCCAATGGCAAGACCAAGGCCTTCAAATTGGATTGGAGGGGGGGAAACTTTCTGCTCTGTGGTCTTGTAGGCCTTCGGGAGTCTGCCAGTGATGTAAGATCCACAGTGTCTTGAAATGTACTTCCCGTTGAGAGCAGTCCTAGAGACAAACAGTCTATCCATGGCAGGCGTTGCAGGCCACATGTTGGTGTCGATCCTGGCGTTGACAAGGTAGTTCCATGCCGTGTCTTTTCCAATCCCATATGCAACATTCGATTTGGTGAAGAGACCCATACGGTTTGCGACAAGGTATCCAAGAGTTGATCCATCAGATGATCGGACCTCATAGACAATGGACGCAGCACGTGGGTTTTGCTCAAAGTATCTCTGAAGCTGGGTGTCGAAGATCATCTCATCTCGACCAGGGATCATAGTAGAGCCGATAGCCCCCGGCAGGACTCCTGGGATTGTCTCTTCACCACGAACGATCTGAACTCGTTGGTAGCCAGAGGGCACGTTGATGTCCTGTGTGTCCACAGTCTGGGTGCAAAGGCGCGGCCCATAGACAAGAGGGGTCAAATTGTCTGTCTTCTGTTGCTGCCAATTGAGCATGGTGTCGACAATTGGAAAACAGTTTGAACGCTCGGTGGGTTGGTCATTGTCATGGTAGACCTGTTTGACCTCACATCGTCCAGTGATGATCTCATTCCAAGCAGGGAAGTTGGGGAAATCGCTGTTATGGTAGACAGGGTTGACATCAGCTTGGTGTTTGATGAGGCTGGGATCATTTGTGACATCAGGCCAAATCCGTCCATCTGGGTCACTCCTAGTGTATTTCACCCTGAACCAGCTGTCCACCTCGTCGAAGGCCTGTCCCTCATATTGGATTGGGTTGGTGACTTGGAGACCGTCGTTGTTGTAGGTGAATGGATCATCAGTCGATGGTTGGCTGATGAATGTTGACCTTGCAGGACGACTCTCAAACCTACCGGGGTCATCGGACTGGATGGTGCCTGTGTATTCACCCGCCTCTGGATATTCGCCATTCCGGGTGGCATAATCGTCCCCCCTAGAGGAGATGGCCTTGGATTGTCCATGGGCGACACTGAAGTCAAATTCCATCTCAACATCGGATGAGGCTCTGTAATTGTCAACATAGTGGGATCTCGCTGAGACACCAGCAGCGGTCGAACCAGAGCTCGGGCGGACGTGGGTTGTGCGACCCTCAGTGACAAGGTATGACTCCTTGTCGACAAAAAGTGGAGGGATGGGAATGGATTTCTCCTCGGCATCCATGTCAACTTTGAAGTAGTAGGCATCATCACCCGGCTTGTAGTAAAACCTCATCGTGAGTGGGATCTGGGTTGCAAGCAGGTTCTGGAGGTCGGTGGCAGCAAAGATAACAATCTTGCCGTAGTTCATGTCCACATTGCTCTTGTCAATGTGCATTTTTGGCGTGTCTGTTGCATTTCCTGGGTAAAAGTGGAGGCAGCCGACACCAGTCTGATTGATCTTGACTTCCACTGGGTTCAGGAAGGCCAAGTTTTGTTCATTGATCTCCATGTTCTCATATTGTGGTGGGATGTGTGCGACGAGGACCGCACCGATGATACCTGGAGTTGATTCAAGCTTGAGGCCAAGGGTCTGACTCCCGGTGAATCGCTCATGGAGGTTGGCGTATTTCTTGGCATATTTATGCATGTAGATTCCCTCAAAAGGGTCCACATCTGCTGTCCAGAGCACATGGTCTACGCCAGTGCCAGTGTTGATGGTGATACGGCCTGTGTTCAGCATCCTGTTTGCCAGCTCAGGGAGTGTGGGGAGCACCTGTTGCTGGAAGGTGTAATAAGTCATCGTAATACCGAGATCCATGCTGAACATTTGAAATTGATCAGCATGTTGGCCAGCACCAGGAATGAGGGACTGCTCGGAGCCAATGGCGGTGGAAGCACCAGTCACAGTTTCGGCATTTATTGGAGGACCTGCAGCAGTCGTCGAAGACGCAGAAGTTGATGTTTGTCCTGGTGAGAAGAGGCCTTGGTCAGCGCTAGGGGCAGAGGTCTCTCCCGCCTCAAAAGTCGTGACAGGTAGTGGTATGGTGTTGTCAATCAGCGCCTTGGTTGTCAACCAGTCAGACTTGAATGAAGCATCAATCTCGCCGAGGATGGTCTTCCATCTCCGGATCTTTTTGTTGTCAGAGGAGGTGGTCATTAGAGCATGAACCGTCTTTTCATCAATGGATCCGGTTCCAGTCAAGATACATTTCAGCATTGCAGGACTTCCGATGGCAGGCATGTATCTTGCGGTACCATCAAGCTTGAACTCCACCATCCCCCCTTCGGGGAGGTTGGAGATCTCAAGGCTGAGGTCCTTCCTTATTGTGGAAAGAGGATTATCATTCCTCATCCAGTCCAAAACACGTCTGTAAGCATCCATGGCGTGTTTAACAGGTTGTTTCTCGTTTGTGATTGTTCCGAAGAGCTTGAACTCTTTGATCGGGATTCTCTCAATCGATGCAAATTCCTGAATGGTCTTAGCATTTCGCACGGAGCTTGACAGCCTCTCACGGATGGCTTCGTTCCGTGCATCCCTGTCCTCTCTCCAGGAGGGGGCAGTAAATTCAACCCCTTTCTTCCTTGCCCAAATGGCAATCTCACCAGCGACCTTGGTGTAGATAGCATCACCATAGGGCACCAATTCCTGGAGGTTCGCACTCATCTGTTCCACGATGGAAACAGGGTTCGTGTGCTTTGTGTAGGAGAGCGCGCCAGCAATTGCCTCTGGCTTGAGGCGAGAGTGGAGGTGTGCATCACCTTGAACCTTGACCGTCTTTCTTGAGAGGAAAGTGACCTCCTCCATCGTTGAACAGTCTTTCTCGTCAGAGTTTTTGGCTCCATTGGTGACTTCCATCCCAAACTCAGAAGCAAAGAAATCCTTCACATGTTGGAAGGGCATCCCGGGCCCCGAAGAGGAGGCGAGAAGGTCGTCACCACAACCGACAGTGCGGTATGCATCGGCAAAATCCATTGCGGAAAAATCACCCTCCTCGCTATCATGCCAGCACAACGCAAACATGATGCGTGCACAGATAGCATCGATGAATGATGTACCATCGATTCCGGAGGCCATCCCCCCAGATCTTGAGAGGAGGTCCTCCCCAATCAACATTGGGTCAAAGTTGATGTTCTCCGCGAAGACACTACAGGCCTTGCAAATTGAGTCATAGTCAGGGTTGTCTCGATAGAAATGGGCAATGTATTGCATGGCAGCCTCAATGATGAAGTGTGGGATTGTGAAATCAAATGATTTGAAATCATAGTCAAAGAAGTTTATCCTCCCACCTTCGGTCATGTATGCCATGAGATCGTGCCACTCAGTGTATGGGTTCATCACAAGGGCATATGGGGTGCCTGGGGTCTGTGAGTTGAATCGGGAAACGACAGGTTGTATGATTCTCCTCATATTGATGAGGGTTGACAACCCGCCGTTCTGCACAACTCGTTTCTTCCAGAATTTTTCCTCCAATAGGAGCTCAGGCTTAAGTGTCGCAGTAGAAGGGAAAACCACTCCAATCCCTTTGTGGGCAAGTTTCCACTGTTTGTTGGTGAGATCACGCATGAATTGTCCACCCTCATCCTCTGTCCAGTTGAGGTTGCCCTCATCGTCCTCATGGAAGAACTGGGATTTCTGTCCCTTGGAGAAGAG